CTGGTCGGCCATAACGCCGCCAGCAGCGCCCATTGCAGCTCTGATAAGTCCCATAGTGATCCTCCTATGTCAGGGGCGGGCAGGACCCGCCCCGTTTTGTTACAGATAAATCAGGTCGTCATTTGTTGGCCAGGGCGGCCTTGTACTCCTCATAGCGGGGCGGCAGCTCCTCGAGCTCCTCGTTCCACTCGGTGCGTGTGCTTAATACAATATTATAAATAGGTAGAGAAAAGCCCAGGCGCACAGCCTGGGCTTTGTTGTTTCGCTGTAAGCGCGTCACAGATAGGCGCGCAGCGCAGCAATAATTATTTCGTTTCGGCTCATATTATGCTCTACTTTGTAGGCGTCCAACTTATTCAGCAGACTACTGTTTAGGTAGGCGGCCACCTGGGTTATATCGTCGCCAACGGCTCCAAAGGTTGCCTCGTAGTCGTCGCCGTCCATGTGTTCCTCTGCCCACGCTTTGGCAGCGTCCTCTGCTATTGGTATAATTTGTTCGCCGTTCTGGCTGTTCCCGTATGTAGTACCGTGGCCGCCCTCGCCGTGCAAGAAATACTTACCGGACTTTGTGCGGTACAGCGTTTCGGAATAGTGTAACAAGTCCCGGATGTCCGGCCCGCTTTCCCACCGTCCCAGGCGCTTTGCCGTTTCTGTATCGTAGCGAGAGCCGTTTATAATTTTTTTCATGGTGGAATTCTCCTGCGTTCGGGATCAAACAATGTCAAAGCCTACAATCTGGATAGCGTCCTCGAAATCTGCGGAAGATTCGTCTAAGAGGTCTAGGTCAATGCCGTCTGCCTGCCATGCGTAGACAGGGCGCAGGGTGCAGCCCGAACCGGGCGCGACACCGTAGCCAGTGCCGTGCTTGAACTCTGAACACTCCCAGCTGTCGAGGTATTCCTCGCCGTTCCATCCGTCCGCGGCGTAGTAGTGACCGCCAAGCAGGTAAACGGGAATGCGGGATTCAAAGAAAAAACCAACGTGTTCAATGGGCTTTGTCATTTTTTGTTTCCTCCTGTTGTGTGCTTGTTTGTTTCTGTGTCTATATATTAGCACAAATAATATATTTTGTCAATGTAAAATAGATAAAAAATATTATTTTCTCAACACTCGGAGCTTGCTAGCATAAGAAAAGCCCAGGCGCACAGCCTGGACTTTGTTGTTTATACTTCGCCGTAGGAGGTTACGGCGGGGTCGTCCACAATGTAGAGGCCGGACAGCAGCCTAAACCACGGCTGGCCGTCCGCGCCCTGGACGCGGGCCTCCACTTCCAGGCGCTTGCCGCTCTCGATCACCTGTGCCACGTTGTCGGCGTCCATCGCGGGTGTGCGCCGCAGATTGGTATAGCCGTGGTGGATCGTCACGACGTAGCCGTGGAGCGGTTCACCCTCCTGCACAGGCTGTGCGCCGTCCTGCGCGCCGTTTTCCGTCTCGGCGTCCTCGGTATCGTCTGCGGCGTTCTCGGCGTCCTGGGCCTGTTTCTGGGCCAGCAGCGCGTCGGCTGTTTCGCCGTCCACAGTATGGGCGGCGATCTCCGCGTCCAGCGCGGCGACGATCTGTGCCTTGCTGGCCGTCTTTTTTACTTCGACGCCCAGCTGCGCGGCGATCTCCAGCAGCTTCTCTTTGCTGTCCTCGACGCTGTACTCCGGCACGGCCTCGACGCCCTCCGGCAGCTGTGCGGCCAGGTCGTCGGCGTCCACGTTCTTACCAGCCAGGCGCGCGGCCACGGCGGCCTGGATCAGATCGTTTTCTTTCTTGGCTGCCACGGTTTAGCCCTCCTTTTCGGTGTCAGTGAGGTTGGCGGCGGGGTTCTTTGCTTCGATCAGCTTCTGGGTGACGGCCAGGCCCTTTACCAAAAAGTCCGGCACATCGTAGCCCATTTCCACCAGGTTCTCCAAAATGCTGCGGGCCTCGTTGACGATCAGAGAGGCCAGCACCCACCAGCCCAGCAGCAGGAGCCAGTCCAGCTGCAAGCCCAGCATATCAACGCAAAGAGCCTGGAGGCAGCCCGCCAGCTCAAAGGCCACGGCCACGACGGCCCAATAGCCCAGCTTTTTGAGCGCTCCCTTTAAGCCCACCTTGGAACTTTCGACGCCCTGCTTGTTGGCCTTGTACCAGCCCGTGAGCCAGTCCACGACGTTGAGAGCCAGGAACGCGGCGAACAAATACCAGTGTTCGCCCAGGATCGCGGCGGCGATAGTCACAAATGCGCCCACGAAAAGGTTGTAGTAGTCGATGATCCGCTTTGCCATTGTCTTGTCCTCCTTTTATTCGACGGCCTGGCAGCTGTACAGGCTTTCCAGCGCCAGGCGCTGCACGACGGGCAGCAGGGCCGTTTCGATAGGTTTCTTGTCGCCGCTGGTTACAGGCCCCAGGCTAAACTGGTAGCGGTTGGCCGTGGGCGTTGCCGGGGTCTGGACGGTGTCGGTGGTGGCCTGTTTCGCGTATCCGTTGAGGCCCGCCTGGCGCATGATTGCCGGGTAGTCCTTGTAGGACACATCACAGTCCAGGCTGTTGCCAAAGCCCGCGATTTTCAGCGCGTTTTTGCTGCTGTACTGCCACAGGCCGTTCTGTACTGCTGCGGTGTCGGTGGCCGTGTAGGCAGCTTCCCACTTATCAAAGCCAGACAGCGCGGACAGGTTGGTGTAGTTGAGGAAAAAGTCCCGGCTGCAATAGACGGCGGCATAGTAGCCCGCAGCCTCCAGAACTTCCAGCGCGGCCTGGATGATCGCCGTGTTGGTGGCCTTTCCGCAGCTCTTGTTAAACGGTTCATATTCCACATCATAGTAGATCGGGTAGTCCCACTTGTGGCCCGCCAGCATTTTGACGACCTGCTGCGCGGTCAGACGGGCTGCAGCTGCGCTCTTGTCGTAGCAGTAGAAATATACGCCCATCGGGACGCCGTACTTCTCGCAGCCCTGGACGTTCGCCAGGAACTGGCCGTCCGTGTACAGTCCGCCCTTGCCGTGGCGGGCGGAATAGCCCACGCGCAGCAGGGCAAAGCCCGGATTGTTGCCGCCGTTCACGCGGCGCAGTTCGCTGGCTGTGCGCTGCCAGTTGATCGCCCCCTGGTGGTGGGACACGTCAATGCCGTAAATTTTCATTTATGCCTCCTGTGTTTCCTGCTTTGCTTCCTGGGCCGGGCGCGGTTTCCCGGTGATTTTCTGGGCCTGGGCCTCGGTGATCCGGCCCGCGTCGGCCATCTGCCAGACTTGGGCCTCGGTGATCGCGCGCAGCCGATACTGCATTTTGATAAATTTATACATCGTCGTCACCTCCGCCCAGGAGCATATCGACCATTGCGGCCTCCAGGGCCACCAGGCGCTCGTGGTCGCTGGGCTGATCGGGGCTTGCCTCCGGCCAGTTCTCGCCCACGGCCCAGTAGTCGTCGAAACGCTCCTGCACGATCTCCGGGGTCAGTTTCTCGCCGTGGCGGGCGTAGACTTCCTCACACTCCCACTGGGTCATGGCCTCGCCGTCGGTGGTGTCCGCGATCTGCTTCTCCACGATGTTGCGGCGCAGCCACACGTCAGAGGCCCCAGTGGGGAGTACGCAGACGGTTACGACGTCCGGCTTCTCACTGAAATATGCGGTCTGTTTCATGCTGCTTTTAACTCCTTTCTTTGCTGTGCGGTCTTTCTGTCCACATAGCTAACTGATTTTTGCGCGGCTTTACAGATCGTCCAGGCGTCGAGCCGCCGTGTGGCTGTCCTGGTATTCGTGTGTTTGAAATAGCCCTTGTAGCTGCTTATCTTGCGGGCGCGCCAGTGTGGTATGTAGCCCAGTGTTTGCAGATTTCGGGCTGCGCGCAGGAATTGCCGCCGGATTCTGCGGTATATACGGCGGCGGATTCTTGTACCCTTATATCCTACCACAAAGCCCATTATATCGACGGCCCAGGCCTTTAGGTCTATCTGTCCCCAGTCCGGCTTTATTGTGATCCCCAGGTTTTCCGCCGCCCAGATCGTGGCCTGTTTCATAGCCTTGTCCATGTCGGCGGCGCGCGTTCCGATTATCACAAAGTCGTCCATGTAAAAGAGGCAATGCCGGACGACGTGCTGGCGCTGTACTGTGCCGTTACGCTTGCGGCGGACTTTCTCCAGGCCCTCCAGGTAGCGGCAGAGGTAGGACAGCGCGTAGTTGCAGAGCCATTGCGACAGGTAGGAGCCTATCGCCAGCCCGGTTGTGACTTCCTTGTGTGTCTCCAGTAGAGCGCCCACAAACCACAGCAGGGTTTTATTTTTGTGCGCGTCGCGCTGCAATAGCTCCATGACCTTAACCGGGGACAGGCTGGCGTAGCACTTCTTTATGTCACCCTTGCGGACGTGGCGCGCCTGTTTGTCCCGTCTTATCCATTTCTCCAGGTGGCGTTTGCCGTAGCCTTGGCCCCGGCCCGGTATGCTGGCACATTGAAACGGGCTGATTTTGGCGTGGAATAGTTCGCGCAGCGCGCCCACGGCCACATAGTCCATACACTGCTGCATGGCCGTTGCCTGGCATAGATCGCGCAGTTTGCCGCTTAGACCGTCGCGGCGCTGGAATGTACGCAGCGGGCGCAGAGCCAGACGCCGCGCTCTGATCCGGCGCGCGATCTCTGCAGCGACGCCAGCTGTTGCCGGGATCAGCCTGTTATAGTCCTGGGCTTTTGCGTCGGCCAGTACCTGTTCCTTTGTCATGCCGCCGTAACGGATCAGCAAATTTATAAAGCCGTTTTCTTTCCACCTCCCACTGAAACATTCAAATACAAAGTTTTCTATCTGCTTGGGGTCGGATATATCAATCTTTTTGCAATATGTTTTCGTACTTCGGCCCCCTTGTCTGCTTTTGGTTGAGCGCAAGAACTTTCGGTTTCGGCTTTTGCCTATTCTACTAGCCCCCGGCGCGGTCTTTCCGCGTCGCGGGGCCGCCCGTGTTTTTCCTCACAGTTGGCCCCGTGCCGGTTCCACTCAATTTTTGCGGATTTTGTCCGCATGGTTCATGCTGCCATAGTGGCAGCACAGGCCCAGCTATTTGCCGGGCGCGGTGTACAACGCAATAAAAAGCGATAAATTTAACCAAATGCGCCACACAGGCCGTTCCAATTCGCGTTGCCCGTCCAATTGTTCGCGTTACCGCCCGACAGGCCACAATTGCCCCAGTTATTCAAATTAGCCCAGGCCCACCACGCATAGACGCGGGAGCCAGCGGGAGGCACATAGACGGCAGCCCGGTGACACGCTGCACACCCCTAAAAGGGGACGCTGTCCCCTCTATGCCGGGTCACGCCCCGGCATATTCACCCCTGTTTGCCCCGGAGCCACAAGCGCCACACAGGCCGGACCAATTCGCGTTGCCCGCCCAAGAGTACGCGTGACCGCCCGACAGGCCACAACCGCCCCAGCTATTCAAAAAAGCCCAGGCCCACCACGCACAGACGCGGGAGCCAGCGGGAGGCACATAGACGGCAGCCCGGGGACCGTTTGTAGAACTTGCGCCCGGTCCGGCGTCTACGGGGTACATGTTGCCGTCTGCGTCGATCTCCACGTCTTTCTCGTACATCCACTGGCCCGTCTGGGTCGTGGGCATCGTAAGCACAATCGGGGAGCGCACAGCGTCGGCTGTAATGGAGGTAGCGATCTGCGCCGCCTGTCGGAAAAATACCAGCCTGTGTGTGTAGGCGGTATCGTTCAGCACCTGCTCCGTCAGCTGGTCGGCGCTGATTGCATACGCGCCCGGCTGGCACTCCAGCAGCTGGAGAACGTAGGGTTCCTTGCCGGACGTGCAGCTGGTGGGGCTGCCGTCCGCGCCCTGGACGTTGTCGCAGCTGCCGCTGTGCCAGGGCATGGTCGAAACTATGGTCTTGTCCTTTTCGGTGTCGAACGGTGTCGCCGTGTCCAGGTTCAGCGCCTTGTAGGCCGTGCCGTCCATGGTCACGTCCTCAATGCTCAAAATACGCACCTTGTCGGCTTTCGCGCGCATGGAGGCAACGCCGCGATCCGTAGAGGTTCCCGTCCCCACGTCACCGACGGACACGGTGCTGCCCACCAGGTAGGAGTCTGCCTGGGCGGCGGTCATAATAACGCGGGTCACGCCAGTTTCAGACACGGCGGCCTTGTACTGGTAGCTGTAGCCGCTGCACCCCTCCAGCGTGCCGGAGTTGCCCTTTTTGCCGTACTTGGCCCAGAACATCCTCATGCGGAACGCCAGATCGCAGCCGCAAATGCCGCAGTAGTCCGCGCCGCGCTTCTTCCACTCTGCGCGCTGGCCGTCCATGCTAATAAAGTTTACGACTGCCAGGCCGGACGCGCTGGTGAGCTTTCCGTCTGCGCCACGGCCCGCCATGTATTTAGCGTGAATCACGAACGGGCGGAGGCTACCGTCTACCGCCACGCCCTCCGGCAGCGGCTTGTAGGCATTTGCGTCTGCCAGGAAATAGGCGGGTGCTGCGCGGTAATAGTGATAATAATAATCATCGTCGGCAGTGTCGCACACCCAGCCTGTTTTCTGGGCGACGCCTACCATGCCAAACTTGCCGGACAGCAGCGTCTCACGATTCACGCCGTTGACGCCCGCCACGGCCTTGACGACGGGTTCCTTGTTCTCGATCTCGTAGGCCACTTCTACGGCCCAGAACGCGCCGCGCTGGAAATAGGGATCGACGGCGGCGGTGGAGTTTGTGCCGGGTTTGGCTGCGCCCAGTTCGGCGGACGCCTGGATCAGTTCGCCGTCCGGCGTGGCGCTGGTCGCAAACTTATACAGCTTCGTGCCGTAGGTGTTGTTATCCCACACCAGAGCAAACCAGCGGCGCACGATTGTGTCCACGTCCACGCCCTGGGCAGACAGTGCGGCGGCGTACTGCTGGAAAATTTCGGCGGTGTTTGTGCCGTCCAGACGGGCCGCCCAAATCGCGTCTACTGCGCCGTCCGGCGTCCAGCTCTCTGCGGTCTTGGCCGCCGCCTCCGCCTTGGCACGCTCCTGGCCCGCCAGGGTTGCCTGTTGTTCTGCGGTGGTCTGATTGCCCGCTGCGGTCTGCTGGGCCTGTTCTGCACCTTTCTGGGCGTTCTGGGCGGCGCTCTGGTTTGCTGCCGCCTGTTTCTGGGCTTTCTCCGCTGCCGCCTTAGAGGCCGCAGCATTGCTTGCGGCGGTTTCGGTCTGGCCTTTCAGTGTCTTACAGTCCGCCAGGGTCTGCTCCAGCTCTGCCTGGTCTGCCAGCGCGGCCTCCGCCTTTTTTGTGGCCTCTGTGGCCTTGTTTGTGGCGTCCTGGGCATTCTTGATCGCTGCCTGGGTGTTTGCCTCCCGCTTGCCCTCTGCCGTCTGGCGGGCCGTTTCCGCCTTTGTGCGGGAGGTTTCCGCACTTGCGCGGGAGGTTTCCGCATTATTTCGCGCGCTTTCCGCGTTTTCTCTGGCCGTTTCCGCCTTTGTGCGGGAGGTTTCCGCACTTGCGCGGGAGGTTTCCGCATTATTTCGCGCGCTTTCCGCGTTTTCTCTGGCGGTTTCAGCGTTTACGCGGGCATTTTCAGCGTTTACGCGGTTCTGTTCAGCTTCAGCGCGGAGGCGTTCCGCCGTCGCGTATTCCTCCATGCTGGAGTTCAGCGTGGCCCACTTGGCGTCGAAAGCGGTCATTTCGTTGGAGGACAGGATCGCGTTTTCGTTGCGATTGCTGCGGCCCACTTTTACGGTAAAGGCGCAAGATGTCAAAACCTGGCTGCTATCCTTTGCCCGGATTTCGACCTCGCAAACAACCTCGCCGGACACGGCCAGCACCTGGTTTGTCAGCTCCACCAAAATGCGGTTGCCGTCGTCGATTTTGGCGGCGTTATACGCAAACTTTCCGTCAGGTTTCTGGAAATTTGCGATCAGATCAGCGTCTGCGGGCGGCGCGTACTCCTTGCCGTCTTCGACGATCAGCACGGAAACAAAGCGGGTGGCCTTGTCGCCCTGCTTAGCCTGTACAAGATAGTTTTTTCTCTCGGCCCCGGCGTCAATGTCAATTCGCGTAATAAGTACGGGCAGCTTTGCCATTTAGTCCTCCTGTTCCGTTGCGGCGTCCGGCTGATCCGCCGGGGCCTGGGCGTTTTCTTCTTCTGCCAGCTGCTGCTGGAGCTGCTGGCGTTCTTTCTTCACTTCCTCGGCCTCCCATTCGCGGACGGCCCGGAGTTCGTCCTCCAGCGTTGCCCGAACGATCACCGCCGGGCAGTTGCTGGACAGGATCAGCTCGTGGACATTCTGGCGCAGCGTTGCCGCTGCAAGGTTGATTCCGATTTTCATACAGTTGTCCTCCTTTAGGTTCCTTTATAGTCGAAAAATCCCGCCAGCACCCAGTATCCGTTTCCGTCAATTCCGCGCACGTTTACCCAGTTGCAGTAAAGAGCATTTTGTCCTTTGCACGGTTGGAGCTTTGATCTGTTCATGTATAAGACATGGTTATAATCTGCTGGTAGCGCCAAGTCTCCGCTCATGTGAACAGTAGCGCCGAAACTCGCAGATCCGTCACCATTGATTATAGTTTTATATTCCCCATTTTTGTTGAACAGATATAGGCCGCTGCCCGCGTCTTTTTGCGCCTGTAGTATGATTGCGTCCTGCCCACCGGGGCCGCAAATGTGCATATTTCCGTATCCACTGCCGGATATTGTCGTGTCAAAGAACAGGTTTACGTCGCCGTCGTACTTAATTTGTAGTTTCCCGTCCTTAATGCTTACATAGCCCCCGCTTTGTTCGTTTCCAGATTCAAACGATCCCTTTACTGTCACATTGCCGTTGCCGTCCAGCTTAAAGTTTGTGCTGTTTATTACAATCGTGTTGCTGTTAAAGGTTAAGCGACCTGTGTCTATCGTTACGGAGTTTGCATCCATTGCGAACTTAGATCGCACCGTCCCGCTTTGTACCGGTGTGGATATTTTCAGTGTCCAGTCTTTCCACTGCATCTGGCCGTCCGTTTCTGCCTTTGTCGGTGTGATTTCGCACGCCATTCCCATTCTTACGAGTTCTTCGTCCAGCATTTCGGTTATGTAGGTCTTTTCGTAGAATATCCAGTCCGTGCTCTCCTCGTCCGCCTTTATGGCAGCGTTGTGTGTGTAGTATAGCGTTTGGTTGTTTGCTCCAGACTTGTATCCGTAGGTTAGGGCAAGCCGAACTGCGGACGATTTAAACGGTTTTACGATCTTGTAGTAGCCAGAAATTGTAACGCATTTTCCGCGTGCCAGGTTGCACAGCGCTGTGTCTGCCGCCTCTTTTACAGAAAATGTAACCGTTTCGCTTGCTGAAAAACTCACAGTCAGAACGCCGTCCGCCACCGTTGTGTGCTGGTCTCCCGCTGCTTTGTCCTCAAAATTCTGATATTGCAGGAGGTTTCGCCCGGACAGTTGCGCGGAAACTTCCAGCGAAATCTGCGTGGCCGTCTGGTTTATTGCGCTTTTCACTTCGTCGGTGGTGCTGTACTCTGTCAGCTTGCCGTCGGTGTAGTCCTGTGCCTCCTTTTTGGCTGCATCTGCCTTTTTCTGGGCATCTACTGCCGCTGCTTGTTTGGCTGCCGCCTCTGCTGCTGCTGCTTTCGCCTGGGCGTCTGCTGCTGCTGCCTTTTCCGCTGCGGCCTGGGCGGCGTCCGCTTTTGCCTGGGCGTCTGCTGCGGCGTTTGCCTCGGCGTCCGCCGCGGCCTGTTTGGCCTTGTCGGCCTCTGCGGCGGCTGCGGCAGCGTCTGTGGCCGCTTTATCCGCTGCGGCCTGTGCGTTGGCTGCGTCGTTGTTGGCCTTGTCTGCCGTCTCCTGGGCGGACTTGGCGGCAGCTTGGAGACTTGCCACCGATTCTGTCACGGCTGTTTTTGTGGCGTAGGTTTTGGAAACTTCCGTGCTGATCTGCTCGGCAGACTGGGAAATAAGGCTCTTTGTTTCCTCGGTGGTCGAGTATTTCGTGAGCTGCGTGTCCGTATACTGGTTCGCGGCGGCCTGTGCTGCGTCCGCCTTTTTCTGGGCATCTACTGCCGCTGCTTGTTTGGCTGCCGCCTCTGCTGCTGCTGCTTTCGCCTGGGCGTCTGCTGCTGCTGCCTTTTCCGCTGCGGCCTGGGCGGCGTCCGCTTTTGCCTGGGCGTCTGCTGCGGCGTTTGCCTCGGCGTCCGCCGCGGCCTGTTTGGCCTTGTCGGCCTCTGCGGCGGCTGCGGCAGCGTCTGTGGCCGCTTTATCCGCTGCGGCCTGTGCGTTGGCTGCGTCGTTGTTGGCCTTGTCTGCCGTCTCCTGGGCGGACTTGGCGGCGGCCTGGAGGGTGTCCAGCGACTTCTCGACGCTGGCTGTTGTTGCGTAGGTCTTGGAGACTTCGGCGGTGATCTGCTCGGCAGACTGGGAAATAAGGCTCTTTGTTTCCTCGGTGGTTGAGTATTCTGTCAGCTTGCCATCGGTGTACGCTTTGCCGTCTTTCAGCGCTTTGTTTATGGCTGCCTCACCGCTTGCCACGGTGAGGTATTTTTTAGATACTTCCAGCTCTATGCTTTCCGCCATAGCGCTGATCGCTACCTTTGTTTCTTCTTTGGTGAGGTAGTCGTCGCGCAGCACTTTCTTTGTGCGCTTTGTGGCGATTGCCACGGCGTCGGCGGTTGCCATTTCCGCCTCGGTCTTTTGCAGCTGAGCGAATGTCTGCTTGACGTTGGAGAGTTCCGCCTTATTTGCCAGCGGGTCGTCCGGGTATTCGTCCAGCTTCACTATGCGCTGCTTTTCGCGCTCGGCTGTTTTTTCAGATACCAGCAGCACGGTGTCGCCCAGGTCATAGGCCAGGGCGTTGTATTTATCGCTCTGGGCGGCCAGGTCTACCAGTTCCGCAGTATAAGCGCGGGCCGGGGTGCTGGCCTCGTCCAGCCTGGCCTGGGCGTCCTCCAGCAGCGCAGCCGTTACCGTGTAGCGCTCGTCTCGCCATATCGACGTTATAACCTTGTCGCTGTACTGGTGGTTTTCTATGTAGTTCTGGCCGTCTCGCCAGAGGTGCAGCCCGTCTTTTCCTATGGGAATAAGGCGGGTATAAAATCCATAGCTGGACGTTTTAACGCCCAGGCTGCGGAGGTTCAGCCGCTCGATAAAATATGCGCCGCGATCCCGGCCCCGCCGGGTGTGGAATTTCAGCCGCTTGTTTACGGCGTCGATCTCCAGCTCCAGTCGGTAGGTGGTTACAATCTGCTTCACGACCTCCCAGGCCGTGGTGTCGTCCTCTTTGCGGATCGTGCGCTTTTTCGTTATGTTGGCGTCTGCATCCGCCGTCCAGCCCGTCCCGGCCAGCGCAAACTCTGCCGCAGCTTTGACGGTTTGCTCTACGGTTTCAAAATCTTGAAATGGTGTACCCTCCAGTTCTTCGATGTTGAGGGCGCAAGAAATTTTGCGCCAGGCACTTGCGGTGCTTTTCTCCACCGCCTTGACTACGTACTCCTGGCGATCCGTGCGGACGTAACACTCCGCCGCGATCTGGCCCAGCCATGGGCCGCTTGCCGGGTAGTAAAAGTCCAGTGTTTCGTCGCCGTATTCCAGCGTGCGCTGTATATGCGGCGATTTCGTCCCGGTGAGGTTTGCCAGCTTTTTATGGCTTTTGTCGTAAAGTTCCAGCAGCAATGCCGCCCGCCTCCTTTCTCATAACCACAGCGGGGTATATTCCACCGCTATGTCGCAGTCCGCACTATCCCATGTGATCGTCCGCTGCTTGCAGTCCATAGCGGGCAGCGCCCAGAGCGTCACGTCCGGCGCTTTATTCTGCCTGTCCTGGGTAATTAGTCCCGTTGTGCCGTCAATAACAACACTATGCCCGGATTTTAGATTTTTCACGACCAGATCATGGACGCCCCAGCCTGTCATAGTGAGCGCGGCCACGTCTGCCCGTGGCGTGATCGTGAGGACGCACGCCGCCGGGCGGGAGCCGACGCGGTGCAGCGTCGCCTGTGTCTGGCCTGTATATGCCAGTTTTACCGGGGTGTCCTGGAGCCAGCCCTCAAAGGTCGCCTTTACCCTGTAGGCTTTCGGCGTGATCGTTTTCTCCGGCTTAAACCCCACCAGATAGCCCTTGTATGTCCCTTTGTAGCCGTCCAGCTTTAACTCTACCGGGCCGGGCAGGCATAGGCCGTGCAGCGTAGACGCGGTGCGGGTTATTTCGTTGCGATTCTCGCCCCGGATCAACAGCTCTACCTCACAAGAGCCGCATTTCTGTGTTGCCGGGTCGTCAATCGGGGCCAGCATACCGTCCGGCCATTCATAGCCCGCCCCGTCTTGCGGTGGTGTGAATGCTACCTTTAGCTGTGTCGTGCGGTATCTTGCCAGATTCTCGCCGTTAATTTTCATTTATCTGATCCTTTCCGCCTCGTCGGCCAGAGCGGAGGAAACGCGCGGTGTTACTTTTGCGGTGAGGTCGTCCCCGTCCAGCTTGTTCTCCACATAAACCACAACGCGCATAGCTTTAAGCGCTGCCGTTACCTTGTTGTCCAGCATCTGTTCCAGCTGCGTGTAGAATGGAGCCAGAGGAAGGATAGCTTCTTCTCCAGCCTCTCCGCCTACCATCAAGCGGGAGCCGTTAATGCCAAAAGCCGTGGGGTTCTTCATGATACCGCCCGTGGCGTACCAGTTAATACCAAAAGACGGCACGCTCGGAGGATTCAGGGAAAAATGGCCGCTGATATACGGGTGCGGCATCGCCAGGTGCGGGAGGCTCCACGAAAAATTGAAAAAGCCCTTGATCTGGTTTATTGCGTTGCTTACCGCGTCGCGGGCGGAGTTCATCCGGCTGCGGATCGTGTCCAGGATATTGCCAAAGCGGCCCCCGGTCATGTTGTTTATAGCGTCGTAGGTGCTCTGGTAATTCTGGCGGATCGCCGTCATATAGGCCGCTACCACGCCGCGCACGCCGCCGCCGTGGCTGTTATAGGCTTGCTGGATCGCTGCCAGGCGTTGCTGCGTGTTGCTCTGCATGTTTTGCAGGGCGTTTGCCATGGTCTGTTTCACGCTGTCCAGCTTTTGCTGGGTATCGTTGCGCACGCTTTGCAGCTTGGTTCCTACGGTCTGCTGTATGTTCTGCCATGTCTCCGTGGTTTTCTGCTTGGCTTCGTTCCATTTCGTGCTGATCGTCTGGCCGATTTCCTGCATTTTGGTGGTGCAGTTCTCTTTGAGGTCGGCCAGGTGCTGCTTTGCGTTCGTGATCGCTTCTCCCACTCCCTGGGCGAAATTTGCAAATACTTCTTTCGCCTTGCTCATGGCCGCGTCCACGCCCGTGCGAAATTCCTCGCAGTTATTGTAGGCCAGCACCAGGCCCACGCCCAGCGCCGCCAGGGCGGCCACTACCAACAGAATAGGATTTGCAGCCATAACAGCGTTTAGTGCGCCCTGGGCCGCTGCCAGCCCGTTCTGGGCTACCGTGGCCGCGCCTGTGGCTACCGTGTGTGCCGTGGTGGCTGCCGCGGCTGCGATTTTCTTGGCTGTTTCCCCGGTCAGTGCGCCAGCTACCGCGCCTATGCCGTCGCGGATCAGCTTGTAGGCGTCAATACCAGAGCGCACGCCCTTAACCATTGCCGTGAGGCCAGCAGTAGCAGGGGCCAGCGCGGCGACCAGTAGCCCGACGGTGACTATGTTCTGCTTTGTGTCGTCGTCGGCGTTCTGTAGCCACTGTGTCACGTCGCGCAGAATTTCGGTTACTTTCTCCAAAACCGGGGTGGCGCTCTCCTGGATTGTGTCGCCCAGCTCTGCGCCCGCCAGTTTTAAGTTGTTCATGGCAATCTGCACATTCTGGGCGTTGTCTGCCACGCCGTTGTAGGTGGTTTCCACCGTTCCCGCGCTGCTTTCGATCAAGTCCAAAAACTGGGAGTATTCAAAGCGTCCGCCCTGGATTGCGTCGGCCAGGTCTGGGCCAGCCTTAGTTCCGAAAACCTCAATGGCTTTCGTTGTGGCGCTGGCAATATCTGGGCAGGCCGCGATCTCGTCCAGCGTTTTCTGAAATTCCACGCGGGCGTCTTTGCCCTCTGCGCTCCAGGTGCTGATCGCCTTTTTCATGCCAGAGAACGCGATCTCGGTGTTTACGCCGCATTTTTCCCACTGGGAGAAAATAGCGATAGAGGACGCCGTATCAAAGCCCAGCGCACGCATTGGCGCGCCGTATTTCGTTATGTAGGAAGTGAGGGTGTCAACACTGATGCCGGACGCCTGGGCGGCCACGGCCAGCTGATCCAGCAGTGTGCCGTAGTCGTCCGCCTCTATGCCCGCGTCGCCCATTGCGCGCGATACCAGCTGCACCGCCTGCACAGCGTCGGTTCCTGTGATTTCCGAAAATTTCAGAAACTTAGTTGTGCAAGCCTCGGCGGCCTCGTCCGTGTAGCCGAAGCGGGTGTTTACCTCGCCCAGCGTGGAGCCTATCGTGTCAAAGTCCGCAGCAAAAGAGGACGCCACGTTTTTATAGGTCTGTTCCAGGGCTTCGGCAGCCTCTCCCGTCGCGCCCGTGGCTTTTATCACGTTGTCCGCGCCGTTGTCTACCTCGTCCCATGCAGCTACCGCAGCAGTGCCAGCGGCCACGGCAGCGCCGGACACGACGTTGGCCGCTTTCTGGGCTTTTTCCAGCTTGTCCGTTACCTTGTCAAGCCCTTTTGCAAACTCGTCCAGAGCGGCGTCTTTCAGCTTTTTGTTGGTGTCCTCCAGCGCTTTCTCCAGCTCCAGGGTTGCTTTTTGGCTATTGTTTTCGGCTATCGTAGCCTTTTGGAGCTTGCCCTCGGTACTGCCGATCTGGCTGTCCAGCTTTTTCTGTTGGCTTTCCAGGTCTTTCACCTGTTTTGCCAGCTCCTGGGTGCTGTCGCTGTTCTCGCCCGTGGCCTTTTTTTCTGCCTCGTAGGCTGCTTTTGTGGTTTGCAGCTGCGTGGCCAGCTCCTGCTGGCGGCTTTTCTGGTCGCTCAACACTTTGGTTAAGCGTTCCACCTCTGTGTGGTGTAGGCTGGTGATCTCTTTCTGGGCCTTGATTTTCGCGGTTAGTTCCTGCTGCTTGGCTTTCAGCTGATCGGTGGTGCTGCCAAACAGCTTGGCCTGGGTGCTTGCCAGGCTGAACTGGCTTGCAAGCTCTTTCGTGCTGTCGCGGGCCGCTTTGAGGGCTTGCTGGTATGTGGAGCTGTTGGCCGATACCTTGACGTTTGCCCCGGCGCTCATGCTTTGCTCACCTCGCTATTTTTCGGTGTGTTCAATCTCGTAGGCGACGTACTCCAGCAGACGGCCCAGTGGTTCGCGCTGCGCGTCTGTGTAGCTTTCACGCAGAACGCGGATCGCCAGACGTGTGACTGCCTCGACGTTCTGCTTGCAGATCAGCCAGCGGTCTGCGGTTTCGTCCACATAGCCCGCCTGGGCGTCCTGTTCCGCGTCGTAGTCGTCAAAAATTGATTTTTCGATAGGTTCCGGCGGCTCTGGCGACAAAGCCGCAAATTTTGGCAGGACGATCTGCTGCATAGCAAAATGCAGCGTTTTGGCCGCCAGCAGGAGGTCGTCCACGCTTTCGCTGTATATAACCCGCCGGGAGGTGTTGAAAAATTCGGCCAGCAGCTGCAAATTTTCGCGTACTGCCTGGCCGGAGGTTTTCGCCGCCTCGATCCGGCGCATATAGTCACAATAAAGGCGGGCTTGCAGCACCGTCACGTTTTCCGCCGTGCTGCAAGCTCCCGCGCGTTGTAGCTCAACCTCCGGGGTCAAGCCTCTTTCGTAAAATTTACTGTGATAGTCTCCACGCTCTTGTTTACGCGCTCCATCACATAAAATTCCAGCGCCGCAAACTCGGTGAGAATTTGCGACGGTTCCAGCCCATATTTCGGGGCCAGTACGTCGTCCAGCGTAAACTGATCGCCGTACACATGGCAGACGGCCTGGGCCATCTGTTCAAAGTGCTTTCTGCGATAGTTTGCCGCGCCGTCCAGCGCGTCCTGTACGTCGCAGTAGTCCAGGTATGCCTGGGTGTCGATGTGATCCGGCAGGAAATACTGCTTTTGATTTACCACAATACTACGCTTTGCCATTTTCACGCCCTCCTATGTTTTAGCCGCCTACCGTCGCGGCGTACTCCTGTACCTTGCCGAACCACGCCTTGATCGCGGCAGCGGCCCCGGTGTCCTCTGTTGCCAGGTTGGATTCGTCCACGCGCACCTCGTAGAGGTGTACGTCTTTGCCGTCCACCTTGTCCATTTTTTCGCGCTGGTAAAACTCGCCCTTTACGGTGTTGGTCTGGGCGGTCTTGCTGGCGGCCTCGGTTTCGTAGTTTTCCTCGTTGCCCTGGGCAAATCTGCCGCAGTACATCCAAACAAAATCAAACTTGCCGTTCAAGCGGCGCACGCGGTAGCCCAGGGCCACCTCCGGCGCTTCATCCTCTGCGGACTTGAGCAAAAAGCCGTTGAGGTACGCCTGGCCGAAAAAGGCGGCGCGATCCGCTGCGGCCAGGGTGTTGACTTCCAGCTCCACGTCCGTACCCTCATACGCCTGGAGCATGCCCTCCACGCCGTCGTCGCTGTACAGCTTTTCAGACGTGAATTTGTCGGAAATTTTGGCCTTGATCGCACGGGCCATCTTTACGGGGGTGCCTGCGGTGTAGCCCTCGGTGTCGTTCTGGGTAACCTTGGCCACATATACATCGCGGAGGCCACAATAGCGGTGGCGCACCGTGGTTTTGGGTTCGCTCATTCTTGGCTCCTTTCTTCATAAAAGAGAAAACGTAGCGGGCGGATATAGACGCCCGCCTCGATCCGGGTCTGCTGCTGGTCGGTTCCCTGATAGGAGGCCCCGGCGTTGATTAGCAGCTGTTTGATTTCTTCCCGCAGGGCTTCTTGTTCCTCTGTGGAGAAAATCGTCACCTGCAGCCCGGCTGTCTCGATTTCCAGCGCGTCGTCGCTGTGAGCCTCCGGCGTTTCCGCCAGGGGCCAGAGGGTGACGTGGAGGCGTTTATAGCGCTCGTCGTACCAGCCCTCTTGTACTTTGACGCCGCGCTCTGTGATAGGCTCCAGGGCCTTGTAGGCGGCTGTGATAACGTCCATTATTCAAACCTCCCCAGGCGCTTGTCCAGTTCTGCCTGGTATTCTTCTTCCGCGATTTTTTGCAGCTGCGGCTCCAGGGCCTGGGCGGTAGGCTCCACAAAATCGCGGGGCGGCATTTTCAGCGTGCCCCAGTTTACAAATTTCATGTAAAAATATTCGCTGTTGTCGTCCAACGTCCAGCCCACCTTGGCCGCGTAGCTGTCGCCGGATTTTTTCGGGTTTTCTTGCGGCACGTTGTCGGCAGCCGGGCCGCCGGAGGGCTTAGACCATGCGCTGCCCGATTTTTTGTGATCGGCTGCGCGCGGTATTCGCCGGGCCATGTCCGGCTTTGCAATATCTGCGCCACGCTTGACTATGCGCTTGTCCACAGCGGCGCGGGCGTCGTCGCCCTCTGCCGCTTCCAGGGCTGCTACCAGCTCCTTGATGGCCGCGCCGTCCAGCTGTATCTGCATGGGCCGTCCTCCTGGGTGTCAACTGTTGACACTATGCCGTAAACGACGCAGTAAAGCGGATTTTGCCGCCGTCGTTTCGGGTGAAATCGGCGGTTTTTACCTCGTACTCGTCGCCGTCCAGCTCCACGCGGTAGGCGCGGTCATGCCGGAACAGGTGGCGGCGGATCGTGTCGGCCATTTCGCAGCGGCGCAGCTCCAGGGAGAGGTCGCCCTCCTGGAGCCTTTCCTGGGTCTGGTCGCGGGTCTGGGCGGTGTTGTCTCGCACATCTGCCCAGGGCGTCCAGATTAGGGTCTTTTTTTCGCTGCGGCGCGGGCCGTCGCCGTTGACGCACTCGAAAATACGCACGCGCCTATACACTGGCCGTCGCCTCCTTGTCCTCGTACATTTCCGACACCAAAAGGGAGGATGCGGCCCCACGCAGACGATCCTGTGCTGTGCCGTACTTCTCCCGGTTGTCGTAGAGGTTCTTAACCGTCATAATCGCCAGCAGCCGCTGGCGGGCGGTCATGTTGTCGGCGTCAAAGCCGGGGATCAGTTCCTCCTGGCTCTGGACGGTTGCCTCAATCAGCAGCGGCAGCAGGGCGTCGTCGTCGTCGGTGTAGTCTATGCGGGCGTAGGCTTTCGCCAGTGTCAGCAATAGGCCCTTTGTTTCATCTTTCACCGATTGCGTCCTCCTTTGCCTTAGCCCGCCACAGTGACGGTGATCTGGCCCTTGATGATTGCGGCGGTGTCCACGGGCTGGACGTCGAAACGGTCACGCACCTTGACGGCCAGCTGGTCTTTGTCCCATGCGCTGCCCGCTTCCTTGGAGCTTTCAATCGTCATAAACTCACGATCAAACAGGGTGACGGCCTCGGACAAATCGCCACAGATCAGCGGGTACTTGTTCGTGTTTTTGCTGGCGTCAACGGCAGTTTTCAGCACCTTGTTGGAGAGCTTGTGGACAGGGTACTTACCGAACAACAGCGTGCGGGTTGCGTTGGTGGGGTCGGGCTGCATGACGTACTTGCCGTCCTTGTCTTTGAGCTTGTCCAGCCAGTTAAAGCCGTCCTGGTTCGTCCACACGCTGCTGGAGACGGTGATCGCCGGATCGAGCATGACGTTGAAAATGTCTTTCAGGCTGTCCAGGTCGGCAACGGCCACCTCTTTGCCCGTGGTGATCTTGTCCACGCACGCCAAAATCTTAGCGTTGCGGGTTGCGCGGGTCTTTTTAGCGATCCACTTCATCAGGTAGGCCAGGATGTTCTCGGCGGTGTCGGCCAGCAGCTCCAGAGAACACAGCATTTTGCCGCCCTTTTTGGTGATCGTGTAGGCGATTTTTGCAAACTGCGGCGTTTCAACCTCGGTAAACTCGCCGTTCTCGTCGATTTCCGGCCAGGCGGTGGTGTCGGCTTCTTTCTCAATGACGCGGGAGCCGCTCATGGTCTTGACGGGTTCGACGTTGACGTACTGCTCCAGGTTGTCGTCACTGCGGCGCAGCTCCTTGATCCGGGTCTGGATGTCCTGGGGAACAGTGAGGCCGCCGTCCGGGTCGCTGTTCTCTTTCATGGCATCCTGGATGATCTGGCGGTCGGTGTCGTCCATCTTGCGGCGGCTCACGGCAGCGCCCAGGGCATTGACGACGGCCTGGCCGATCCGGGCAAAGGTCAGCGGCGTCTGCTTCTCGTCGTGCAGTTCCTGCTTCTTCTTTGCCTGGGCCTTGGCGGCGGCCTCGTCCTCGTCCTCCATAGACAGCAGGAGGTTAAAGGCGCGCTGGAGGGCGTCCAGCTCTGCCTTTTTGCTCTCGGCCTCGTCCAGCTTGCCGTCCGCGATCAGCTGCCGCACCTCGGCTTTGGTGGCGTTGATTTCGGCCAGTTTCTTGCGCATTTCTTCGTTCATGGTGTACTCCTTTACTTTGTTTTTTTAGGTTCCGTATAGGTAAAGATCGGCCAGCAGGGCCTGTGCGCGGCTCTGCTGCGCCTGGGCGGCTTTCGCCGCGTCGGCTGTGTTGTTTTCCGCCCGCTTGGCGGTGGCGCTTTCCGCGGCCTCCTGGGCCTGTCTGGTGGCGTTCGCCTTTTTCAGCAGTGCGGGCGGCGTGGCCTTATAGCGTGCATAGGATGCAGAGGCCGCCGGGGCGGCTGCTTCCGTTTCGTCCACGATCACGTCGAAATACTGGCCGATGTTAGAGCCGTCCAGCCAGGTTTCCGCGCGCATGGCCTCGCGCAGCTGGTCGCGGGTCACGCCCTCCGCTGCGTGGGCTGTGTAAATATCCGCGTAGTGGTCGCCCACCTTGTCCAGCCTGGCCGCAGTCTCGCGCAGCTCTGCGGCGTTGCCCGCCGCCCAGGCCCAGGGGTCGTGGATCATAACCTCCGCGCCCGCTGCCAGGTGGATTTCGTCGCACGCCATAAGCGGCATGGTTGCCGCGCTGGCGGCGATTGCGTCAACGTAGGCCACCTTGCGGCCCTGCCAGCGGGACAAAATGTTGTGCATTGCCACGCCCGCGTAGGCGTCGCCGCCGGGGCTGTTGAAATACAGGTTGATCTGTTGGCCCTGGGTGAGCGACGCCAAAAAGTCCGCGATCTGTTGCGGCGTGCGATCCTCCCGCCAGCCCTCGGTGGCTACAATGTCACCGTAAAAGGTCATTGTGGCCGGGCCGTCTGCCTGGTTTTCCATGTCCAGGTAGCCGTAATCTTTCAGCTTTCCGTCCCTATCGCGGGCGGTAAAGTCAAATCGGGCCATTTTCTGTGCCTCCTTTCTCGGTTTTGTCGACGCCGTACTGTGCGCCCATCTGTTCCAGAGCGATCATGCCACCGTTCGCCAGCAGCTTATCGCCTCCAGGCGCGGCGCGCTTATCCACATAGCGCCGGGCCTCATTGGGGGAGTAGATCGACCCCTCGACGGCGGTTTTCAAGATTTCCATTTGTGTTTTGCTGTCGGTGCGCAGCAGGGCTTTTTCGTTAAACTTCACGCGGCGGCGATCCGCCGGGCCGTCCAGCAGTTTATAGGCCATTTCTTCCTCGTACTGCTTGATCGTGTACTGCATGGTTTCGACCTGGAAAGCGATTGTCTGCTGTTCACTGTTGGCATAGCTGCCGCGCTCGTAGTCGTTCAGCTGGTTTGGCTTAATGCCAAAGGCGGCGGCCAGTTGCAGCGCGCCGTACTTTTTCAGCTCCAGATACTGGGCGTCGGTTAGCTTTATGTCCATAGGCGTGAGCTTAAAGCCCAGCGGGACAGGTAGGATGCGACCAGCGTTCGCCGGGCCGTTGCCCATTTGCTCGAACGATTCCCGCAGCTTGTTCTGCCCGGCTGCGGACAGATCGCCCGTATATTCCAGCACGGCGCGGGCGGTCAGTCCGTTCTCGTACAGGTCGTTGAGAAAATCCTGGGACGCTTGCTGCCCCTGGACGGTGGACGCCAGGATCGCCTGGACGCTTTCGCCCACCAGGCCGTTAAAGGTGTGAGAGGTCTTAAAGTGCAGCACGTCGTCGGAGCTGAAAACGTATTGCTGCCCGGTGTACTGATCCGAGTAGACGTACCAGAGGCGGCCAGCTCCAGCAAACACGCCCGCGTCGTCGATCACGACGCGCACGCAGCTGGACGGCATGATCCAGAGGTCTTGCAGTTCAATCTGTCCGCCGTATTTCTGGCGCAGGAATTTACGCCGGATATACACATAAGCGTTGCCGTAGTGGTTCCTGTTGTTTTCTACTGCCGTCCAGAACGTGGTCGGCGTCATAAGCGGATTGGGCCGCACGTCCAGGAGGTAGGCCAGCCTGTCGTCGGCGGGGTTCGTCTCCAGCGGGCCGCCGTCGTCGTAGGTGTAGACCTTGATCGGCATTTTCGCCATAGTTTCAGACAGCAGTTTGAGACAGGTAAAATACGTTACATTCTCTACGGCTTTCGGCTTGTCTCTGCCCAGGCCCAGCCATTGCAAAAACTTTGTGCTGCCCAGGTGTTCCCAGCCGTTGCTTGCTGCCCTGGGTGCGGGCTGCACGTCCTTGGCCGTGGCCGTGATCGTCTCCGGCTGTTCCTCCGGCGCAGCAGCCGCGGCGGGCAGCTGCGGAGGTTCTGGGCCAGGCGGTGCAGCCCTGGAAAAATACCCCGTCATGCTTTTAATAAACCATTGAAAAAAGTTCATTTTGTCGTCCCCGTTTTTGCTATGTGCTCGTTGTACATTTCCAGCCACGCCTCCAGCGCCTCGTCGCCCGTTATGGTGTCATTGCCGCACATTGCCACTTTCCAGGCGTCGATCACAGCGTCCACCGGGTCTATGCGCTCGGTCTGCATTTCCTTGTCGATCTTTGTCTCGCCGTAGTTGTTCGCTATGGTCTTGGCGTTTGCAATGCTCCAGGTCAGCAGCTCCTCGTCGCGGTTATACTCCACGTTCCCGGCGTAGATTTCCAGACGAAAATCTTCCGTTGCGTCGGACAAGCTGCGGGCGCTCTGGATAATATCCAGGCACGGCCAGCCCTGGGCCTCCAGATCGGACAGAAACGCGCTGGCGTTGTGCGGGTCGTAGCACACCATACTTATTTTTAGGCCGTAGAGGTCTACCAGTACGGATAGGTAGGTTAAAATATATTTATAGTCGGTTTTTATGCCGCCCATTGTGCGGGTTACTGTTACCAGGCCGTCCTCCACCCATTTGTCGTAGGGCGCGTTGTCGCTCTGGACGTGTTGCTGGAGGCGCTGCGCCGGGATAAAGCTGTGGCTATGGATAAAATACTTGCGCACCCCGTCCACCAGATAGGGGATCAGAATAACGACGGTTGTTAAGTCGCCGCCGCTGGACAGGTCAAGCCCTACAAAACAGCGGCTGCCCTTAAAGTCGGCCAGGGTTCTGTCACTGCGGCCCGCGCGCCACTTCTCCATGTCCTGGATGTAGACGCGGTTCGACCATTGCACCCATCTGTTTAACTGCTTTACCAGAAAATCGCGCAAATCCTCGCCGCCCATCTGGCGGGCTGCGTCGGCTATCGGGATCAGATTCTCCAGCGCGTCCGGGTCGTAGGCCAGGGCTGGGTTTGCTTTCAGCCAGTTTTGCGGCGTCCAGAGGTCGTCCTTTTCGTCCATTTCTGCGATATAACAGAATTGTGTGTCAATGGACGCCCCACCGCGCAAAATGGCTTTGCAATGCTCATACAGGGCAAAACAGGGCGATTTTTGGTCGAAACCAGCCGTAGTAATAACCGAAATAAGGGCGGATTTTACTTTCTTTATACCGCCCTCCAGTAGTTTGTACATCTGGTTCGTTCGGTGGGCGTGGTATTCGTCCACAATCCCCAGGTAGGGGCGGTGGCCGTCCAGGCTCTTTGTGTCGCCGGAAATTGCCTTGATTTCGCCGTGCGTGAGCAAGCACTCAATCGTGTGGTTATGTTCGTGAACTTTGAAAAGCTCGGCCAGGTCGTCGTCGCTGCGGATAAACTTTACGACTTCCCCAAAAACGATATTGGCCTGGTCTTGTTTTGTGGCCGCGCAGTAGATTTGCGGGTACTGGTAGGCCGTGAAATTGCCATAATAAGCGGCCAGTATGCCGTTTAGAAAGCTCTTGCCGTTCTGGCGGCCCAGCTGCACATAGGAGGTTCTAAAGCGCCTGTGGCCCTTTCCTTTGATCCGCCAGCCGTTGAGGCTGCCCAGGATAAAGCACTGGAATGGGTAGAGGTGGACGCGCTGCTGTTCCTCGCCCTCTGCTATTGTGAGGGTTTCCGCAAACTCCAGTATGTCGTTTGCGGCTTCCACGTCGAAATAATAGCGGAACGGGGCCAGCTTGGCGCGCTCCAGATCGTCCAGGTGGCGCTGGCAAGCCATCCGCACAAGCTCCCCTGCCACGATCCGGCCCGCCAAAACGTCCAGGGCATACTGTGTTGTGCGGTCTTTTACGGCCTTTTTCATTCCTCCGGGGTCTTTTCCTTTCGGAATTTTTCAAACTTGTTTGTTTTGGCGGCCTCCTTGGCGGTGGGGGCCACGATCCGGCAGCGCTGGGCGACGGACAGGCCAAAGTCCGCAGCGCCTTGTCTGCACTGCTTCCAGGCTCTGTCCTGCTGGATCAACAGGTCGTTCCGTTCCTGGTTCACTATCAGCGCCTCGTCCCATATAAACCCGTCTATGATCTCGTCCGGGTTGTCTGCCGGGGTCGGCTTTCGTGGGATTCTCCGCTTGTAGGTGATCGGCTGCTTGTCCAGTTCCTCGGTGATCTGCACATACTGCTGCTCGGCCACGACCAGGCGGCCCAGGGCCTCGCAATCCACGTTTGCGAAAATGCCCATTTTCAGCAGTTCTGCAGCCAGAGTGTTGAACCGCTTCTTCTGGTCTGGTTTCAGCCATGACGGCGGCGCGATGTTGTCCGCCGCAGCGATCAGTTCCCGGTTTTCGCGGTCTTTGATTTCGGCCTTTGTTAAGTGCTTCTTGCCTTTCGCCACCACAAGGGCCGTCGGTTGTCGTTTTCCTGCCATGTGTGGGGCCTCCTTTTTGTGTTTTTGTTGCATGGACGCCCGCAAAAGCGTCCTTGGGGGAGTTTTTGGTGGGGAGTTTTCTCCAAAGTCTAGGGAGGGGCGACTAATCCGGCCCGCTCCAAAACTTTTTCATAGCCCCCCTTGCTCTCAAAGTAGTGCTTTCGCAGCTCCAGCAGCTTGCGCTGTGTCGCCCTCATGCTGGCGGGGCTGCGCTTGTATGCAGCCGTGATCGCTGTATGTGAGGCGTGGGCCAAAGGAAACAGGTTAAAGGGATCAAGACGGCGATCCCAGGCTGTGTCCAGTTCTTCAACGTGGTGGACTTCATCGGCGGCCAGCGGCTGGTCGCACTCGTAAAACGCCCATATATCTATCCCGTCGTATATAGATATAATTACAGGGCGGATTGTCCGCCATTCCCTGGACACATAAAAGGCTGCGGCTTTCTGGCTGCGACACTGGGCATTGTATGCCGTGTGGCGGCTCTGGTGCAGCTGTTCGCACCGCGCGCAGCGCTGGCGGTCTGCTGGTATGATAGCGCCACAACGGCAGTATTTTAGCAGCATGATCCGCGCCTCCTGGTTCCTCTGGCCCCCGCCTCACATATAGGCCAGGGCGTTATGGCTCACCCTGGCCGCTGTTATAGGAGGGCGCACAAACAACAAAGCGCCGGGCATTTCTGCCCGGCGTTCCTGCTTGTCCACGCTACCAGCTTACCACGGATGGGCCACCAGTAAAACCCCAGGTTTTCCCCAAACTTTCCCGCGTAGGCGCTTTTGGACTATCTGTGATAGGCCCAAAGCGTCGGCTTTTTGGTTCTATGGGTATCCGCCGGGGCTTGTGTAGTTCTGGGTTTTGTGGTGTTTTTTGTGGTTTATTGGTTATTTCCTGGGCGGGTGGACGTGTTCCTGTTCTGCCTCGTCGTGCCACGCCTCCAGCTCCTGGCCTGTGGGTTTCTGCTGTGCAGCCTCGACGCGCTGCCGGAGGGCGTGCCATTTCTCGACGCATTGCCGGCCGATGTGGACAGGTACAAGGGCGTATAAGATTGCGCCCGTGTCGGTGATTGCCTGGGCTTTCAGCCTGGCGTTTGTCCCGGCTGTTTCTTCGATTGCCTGGTAGGCGGCCACGACGGCCACGGCCTGGGCCATTCTGTCCGGGTCTTTGCTGCGGTGTAAATCCTTTTTGTGGTAGGCTTTCATGTGATCCTCCTTTACCAGCGGCGGAGGCCGTCCACTCCAAACAGGAGGACGGCCAGGCGTTCGTTTAATTGCTTGCACCAACGGGCCGGGCTGTTCTTCCCGGTGTTGAGCTTTTCGGCCACTTCCTCGGCTGTCAAGCCCTCCATGTAGCGGGCGCGGTAGGCGTCGAACATATAGGCACGGCCCTTTTGACGGGTTTCTTTTTCCAGTTCGTCCAGGGCGGCGTCCAGGTGTGCCAGCATAACGGCGGTGCGGGCCTTATTCTTGCGGATAGAGCGGAGCCACGCCTCGCCCTGGATTTCTGCGCCCTGGAGCCTGGCAGCGTCGGCGCTGTCCACGGCGCGGCCCTCGTAGCCTTTTAGGGCGCGGTAGTTCTCCATAAGTAGCGCGGTATTGTGGAGCGCTTGCTGTTGATCCTGTCGGCGCGTCTCTTTTACTGCCTTTTTCACGGCCTCCGCGATCACGGCCTCCAGGGCTGCCTGTTCCGCCGGGGCGTTGCCCGTTGCAATGGCTTTTAATGCCTTTTCGGTGTATGTTTCCATTTGCTGCCCTTTCAGCCGCGCTGGCGGCTCATTTTTTTGTGTTTCTGGCCTGGCGCTCTGCCAGGAGCTTATCCACGCGGGCCTGGCCTGCCGCTGCGTAGGTTTCGGACACCTCAAAGCACACATAGCGGCGGCCCGTTCTGATACAGGCCACGGCGGTTGTGCAGCTGCCCGCGAACGGGTCTACCACAAGATCGCCCGGCACGCTGGCGTCCGTGATAATGCGCTGGATCAGCGCTATGGGTTTCTGGGACGGGTGGATTTTCTCGCCGTCTGTCTGGATGCTGCCGGACGTAAACCCGCGCTCCGTCCAGACGTTGCGGGCGTGTTTTTTTGTCTGCGGGTCTATGCAGCCGTAGAGGATAAACTCGTGGCTGCTATTGTAGAAATTTCCGGGGCCGCTCATTTTGTCCCAGACGATCATATTTTTCACGGGCAGATATTCGGCAAAAATCGGATAGTAGAACGCGCAGCCGCGCCAGTCCATAAAAATATAAAATTCGCCGTGATCGTTGAGGATTCGGCGCAGCTGCTGGGCCAGCTGCCTGTAGAACGGCTTAGCCACGGCCAGGTCATTAAATTGGCCGTGCTGTCCGTTGTGGGTTAAGCCCATAAAATAGGGCGGGTCGGCTACAATGAGCTTTGCGCAGCCGTCCGGCATTTGTGCCAAACCGTCCAAACAGTCCAGATTGTTTATTGTGTTCGCTTCGATCATTCGGCGCTCCTTTTGGCGTAGGCTTTCTCATAGGCTGCGCGGGCGGCCTCGCAGATCTTGTGCGCCTCTGCATTGCGCTGGGCTATGTAGACGTCCAGGTAGTCGCAGCACGCGCGCCGGGCCTCTCTTTTGAGCTGCCAGCGCTGCCAGGGCCAGCGGGCGACCTGGTAGGCTCTCTTTGCCGTATTCCAGGCAGCCTGGCGGCGGCGTGTTTCCTCTTTGAGCATTTGCCGCGTTTCAATGATCGCCACGTCCACGGCCCTGTCGTCCCAGTATTCCGTGGCTCCGATCTTGCGCGGGTCGTTTTGGTATGCGTCTTTCCAGCACTGTGCGGATGTGTTCACGCCGTCCAGCCGGAGGCCCACATATTCGCACCAGGCTAAAGCCTGTTCAAGCTCCGGCCCTTCTCTGGTCGTCCATAGGATCAGCAGCGCGCCCTGTCGCTGTTCTTCCTGTGCTGCGCGGATCACGGCCCACTTTGGGTCTCCGATTCCCGGCCAGGCGTTTTCGCAGAGCGTGCCGTCAAAGTCAAGCGCGATTACTTTCTTCATGGTCGTGGCCCTCCTGTTCTTTCGCGTCGTCCGGGTGGTACTCTCCCTCAATGTCCATTATGCACTCCGGGATGTACCAGCACCCCCAGGGGTCGTACTGCTCTTTGGCCCAGTCCTCCAGGAACTTCTCGCGGTGGCCCTCGTAGGCTCCGCCCAGCTGTTCCAGCAGCCAGATTGCCTCTCGCGCGCCCTCGTCCTGTTCTTTCTTCCAGCCCACCAGCACATACTCGTCTTGATGTACTCCCGAACGCATGAAAACAAGGTGCTGCGGAAAAGTTGCGTAAATTTTCCGCATTTCCTCGCACTCGTCGTCAGAGACGGCGTAGTATTCGCGCATCCGGGCTTGTTCCGCCGGGGTGGCTGTGTCATACCTGGCGGGCAGGGCGTTTTTGCGCTGCCACTCATTTGTGGCGCGTTCTGCGTGGATCGTTCCGTAAAAATAGCGGGTTTTCTCTTTCATGCCTTTTTCTCCTTTCGCTTGCACCAGCTTTGCGGGGCGAAATTGCAGCCCAGGGCAGACAGCGGCAGCGGGACGGCCAGCTTTTTGTAGTAGGTAATGTCCCAGGCGTACAGGTGCGTGCGGTCTCCCTGGTATTCTTTGAGCTTTTCCCAGGGAACGCGGGCGGCGCGCCGCAGCAGCAGATCGTCGCGGTGGGCGTCAAAAGTGCGGATTTTGCAGCAAACGAAATGGCCCACGATCTGGCCGCGTCCGCCGTTGCCTTTGGTTTCGTACACCCATACGTCTATAGGGTCAATCACGGACGCAGGCGGGGAAATGTACGGCGCGGTGCGTCTGATTTCCAGCGTTTTCTGTTTGCTCTCGATCAGGGCTACCCATTCGGGCTTTATAGCCATTATATACTCGTTCGTCGGTTTGTTCATTGCTTGCCCCCTTTGTACTTCTTCCTGCGGCTCTTCTTCTCCATTTCGTGGCTGTGCGGCATCGGGTCTATAAATTGGAATTGCTTGTTATATTCCCGTTGCTTGTCAATCTCCGCGCGAAAAGCTGCGTATTTCTCGCAGTCGGCGTGGCAGTTCTGGCAGCGATCCGGGCATTTATAGCAGGGCTGTGTCATGGTCTTGCACCTCGTTCCCCCAGGCGTCCCAGCCTGGCGCGGTTTCGCGGGCGAACAGCTCCAGGCGACGCTGATCGCCAAATAGCTGCACGATCCTGTCCCGCGCCTCTGGCGGTTTCTGGCTGTGTTGCCGGATCGGGGATTGTATAACGCTGTGTACGCTGTGACTTACTACGCGCGGGTGGCCCTTGACGGCCAGGAGGCAAACCTCCGCATTTTGGCGGGTGTAACTGCCTAAACCCCAAAAATCCCCCCCCCGATTTCTTATTTTTCTTTATCCAGCAAAATGCCAGGGTTTTGTATTCAAAGCCCCAGGCGCGGATCGTGTCCAGGGCTTGCTGGAGGTTCGGGAACGTGGCCCACATCAAGAGGGCGCAGTCTTTGGCGGCCATGGCTTGGACGGGCAGGGCCTTTATTTCGTCCGGCGTCATGGTGGGATAGTGGCGCGCCGCTGCGCCGTTGCCCTGCTGGCGGTAGCTCCAGGGCGGGTCGGCGTAAATCACGCCGTAGCCGTCGCCCGCCGGGGCGTGAATGTCAACTATTGACATCTTGGCTTTTTCTCCTTTCCTTCTCGTCCCGTTCCTCTGCTGCACCGTAGGGTTTCCAGCAGCCCGTGTTTACCCAGCGTCTCCACATTGCTGTGAGTAGTGAGTACAAACGGTTTCCCTCTGTCTGTGTAAAAATGCCATCCACCACAAGGCTTTTCATTGCGCAGTATCGCAGATTTACCAGTAATTCTTCGTCAGTGTGCAGGGCGTGGGCGGCGTCTGCCTGGGTGGTCGTGACCTCGCCCGCCGGGGCCAGTGGCGGGCGCTTTTCGGCGGGGTTCTCGTATTTGTCACAGGACAGCACCCTGTCGGATTTCTCGCTGCACTCGTCCCAGTGGAGGCAGGAGTAGCACATGGTCGCGGCGTGTTCCGGGTGGGCGTCGTCGGCAAAGGGTGCAGCAGCCGCTGTCGCGTCCTCTGCGGCGTTTTCTGCAGTCTGGCTTGTAGGCGGCTGGATTCTGTCCGGCGCGCCGTGCAGGGGTGTGTCTGCGTCGCTCTGGCTGCCCGCTGCTACCTCTGCGCAGCATTTCGGGCAGCTGGTGCGCTCCTTGCACCAGGCACAGCAGCCAGCGCAGCCGGACGTCGCGCCGTCGCGGTAAAAGCTCACCAGGTTGTCCACGTTGTCGCAGTTGTGTCTGTTGTCGCACTCACAGGGGCGGGCGGCGTACTCCTGGCGGAGGTATTCGCGGGCAGACGTGGTGCGGGCCTTTGCCACGTCCTGCTTTGTGATCGGCTTGTCCTCGCCCTGTGCGGCGTTCTGCTGCGCCAGCTGGGCCTGGGCGTCCAGGGAGAGGGCCGCCGCAGCGGTGGCGGTTGTAAAGTTCAGCTTGCCGTCCTCCATGAGCTGGCGCAGTTCCGGGGCTAGGCTGTTGCTTATCTTCTCCAGGGCGGCCAGCGTGCCGTCGGCCTCGTCCATGATCGCGGCCATGTGGTCGCGGAGCTTTCCCTCGGTCAGATCGCGCCCGTAAAAATCGACCCCGGCGGCTCTCATTTCCTCCAGCGCTTGTTTTAGGTTCTCGTACTCCTGGACGCGATCCGCTGCTGTTTTGTTTCGCTGTGTGTTCGCCAGGATCACGGCCAGGCGTTCCTCCGCTTGGCTGCCTTTCGGGATCACTTGACAGGTGACGGTTTTATACTCCGGGTGGCCCGCGTCCACCAGCTTGTGGAGGGCCAGGAGGCGGCGCTCACCAGATACCAGCCTGTAGTCCGCGTCCAGGGCCGGGTCATAGACTACGACCAGGTTGTGGTAGAGGCGGCCCGCTACCAGGATAGCCCGTGCCAAGCTGTCCACGTCGTCCAGGCTGTACTGGTTCAGAACGTTGCGGTAGATATTGTCAATGTCAATTTCCTTTGTGCGGAAACGTGCGGAGGGCGTGGCCTTTACGCCCGCCTTGCTGGCGGTGTTCAGCCCGTCCAAAATGCTGCGCCCTGTCATGCTTTAACCTCTCTTTCATCGTTCCAGGCCATGACCTCATAGGCCAGGGCCTCGTAGTCTTTCGCCACGCCGCAGCGCGGGCTGTATACAGGCAGCGGCAGGGCTGCCGCCGTGTAGGATTCCGCGATCACAGAGCGCCGGATCGTCGCCAGCGTGACGCGGTGGCCCAGTGTGTGCAAGTGTGCCATGACGGCCTTGTGTGCGTTGCTCTTGCCGAACATGACGGGCAGCACCCACAGCTCCAGGCCGTCGTTTAGCTGGCGCAATTCCTCCAGCTGTTCGTGTACGCGCAGGAGGCCGTCCACCTCAAACCCACCGGGCTTTACAGGGACGATCCAAAGGTCTGCGGCTACCAGGGCGTTTAATACGGCCATATCCAGCAGGAGGCCGCAATCTATGACGGCGTACTTGTAGGCGTCGGAGACGGCGGCCAGGCGCTCCTGGAGGCGGTGTACCTGGTCGTTTACAGTGTCGGCGGCCACGTCCATGTTTGCGTCCATGAGGGCCGCAGACGCTGCCACGACGTCCACGCGCACCGCCGGGGCCTTTTTCGTGGGTTTCCATTCGCGGGTCTGTTTGAGGTCGTCCACGTCGGCGGCGTCTGCCTCCGGCTCCAGCAGTTTCTCCACGCCCCAGGCGGTGGGGTCGTATGCTCCCATGATCTGGGAGGCGTTGCCCTGTTGGTCGGCGTCGATCAGCAGTACCGGGCCGTCCAGGTGGGCCAGGTCATAAGCAAGCGTGGTGGCCGTGGTGGTTTTGCCCGTGCCGCCTTTCTGGGCCATGATTGCAATAATTTTCACGTTTCTGTCCTCCTTTGCTCTTTCGGGTGGGCTTGGCCGGGGCGCAGCTTTATGTAGGCGTCTATGGTTTCGATTGCCTCCTGGGCAGAGTAGCAGACGGCCACGAAATAGCCCGCGCGGGCCAGTCGTTCCAGCCATTTCTCCTGGGCTGCGGTGGTTTTGTTCGGCTTCACTTTCATTTCGACGCGGAGGCCGTGGTATATGCCTTTCGGGCTGTCCAGGATCAGATCGGGGACGCCTGGCCGCAGTCCCAGGCGTTGCTGGCGGGCTGCCTCTGCCTTGCTGCGCTTGCCCTCGTTGGGAACGTGGTAGAGGTTCAGCAGTTCCGGGTGGGCGGGAGACATAAACGCGGCCCACTGGATCACGACCTCCTGTTCTCCGTCCTCCGTTCGTTTCTCGCATTGCTGGCGCATTGTTTGTTTTCGGCTCCTTTCGGCTCATTTTTCCGCTTTTTTGAGTGTTAAAACCTCTGTTTAGTTCACAATACAGGCGCGGGCCGGACACGCTATCCTGTCCTTTGTTCCTATCGGCTGTAATACGGCAGTTTCCCAGCCGGGCGCGGTGTAGTCCACGGACACGACGGCGAAACGGCGGTATTTTGCCATCTTGCGTTGGATCACGTCTGGCAGCCGTTCCAGCAGTTCCGGCTTGCCCGTGATCGTCACCAGGTCGCCCGGCTGGCAGCGTTCCCGCAGCACGGCGCGGAGGTAGAAATAGCCGTTTATACCATTGTGGCGGGCCTCTGCGGCCTCGCACCAATAAAGCGGGTATTTCTTTTCCATCGTGGCGAACATATCCGCCGGGGCTTTCGCCAGGGCCTCGACCTTGCGGCGGCCAAAGGCTTGATGGTTTTTGTGTTCCACCGGGCGGCGCAGATTTTTGGAGGCCGTCCAGCGCTTCTTGTGCTTTATGTCCTCGGTGTCGCTGGCGTGCGGTTTCGTGATGTAGTAGGCCAGGCCAGAGAGGCCGCGCTCGTCCAGGGTGAGGTATTCAACAGTGTTTTTTCTGCCCAGGCCCCAAAGCTCTACTACCTCGTCCATAGGCAGTCCGCCGTCCAGTACCAGGTGGTAGTGTGTGCGGACGCGGCGTCCATTCTTTGTCCAGTCGGTGACGTATACATAGCGCGCTGGCTCCAGTCCGCGCTTTTTGCGGCGGTAGTTTATGCGCTTGATATAGTTCTGGAATAGGCGCAGCGCTTCTTCCATCGTCTGCGGTTCTTCTCTTGGTAGGCACGTAAGCGTTACCCAGTAGTCGTCCGGGCCGAAATTCTCATTGATCCGGCGCTCACACTCTTTGCGGCTGTTGCGGTCATTGAGATTGCGCTGTGCTTCTCGGTTGCTGCGGTCTTTTGGTAGGTTGCCTGGTAGGTGGGTAAAATCCGGGAAAATTTCCACGTCAAACTGGTGGCCGTGTTTTACGGTTTTGGTCGCATAGACCACGCGGCGCTCCCGGTCTATCATTTCCTGGACTTGTTGCTCTGTCAGCTGATCCAGGGGCAGCTCGTAGGCGCTCTCGTAGTCGTAGGGTTGCCACTTCCCGGCAGAGGGGCGGCGGCCTTTCTGTTTCTTTGGCTGGATAGAGAGCAAGCCCTGGGCGGTGGTGAGGTTCTGCTCTGCCGCGCCGCCCTTTTCCGTTGTGGCTGCGGCCAGGTTCTGCCGGGCGGCTTGTCTGCCATTCTGGGGCGCTGCGCCCCCAGCCCCCAGCCTGGGCTGCGCTGCTTTTCTTGCCATAGTGCGATAGCTGCCTTTCGTCGAAACATTAGTACCTATCACAAGGGCGTTATAGGGGCCTTTCGGCCCCTATTTTCGCGGTTGACGTGGCGGCGCTACCGTGTTATATTTTTAGTAGGCCGCAGCGTTCCAGCGTTGCGTCCGCCCTTATGATGCTGGGCCAGTGTCGGTTGTCAAGCCTTTAGACACTGGCCCGTTTTTTGTTCTTTTTCAGATTGTCCATGTAGCCGTCGGCGGCCTTTGCGCGGGCCGCCGTCTTTTTGAGTTCATCCCGGCAAATTCCTATGTACCAGTCCTCAAAGGCCCAGCGCACGGCGTCGGAGGTTTCCGTGTTGCCCGTGCGGATTTTCCAGCCCTTGTACGCTTCCAGGGCTGCGCCTGTCAGCGGCACAAGGTAGCCGTAGTGTGCCGGGTGGCTCCATGGTGCGCTCTTGTCTTTGCTGTGGTCGATCTGGC